TCTTGTTGTGGCTGCAAGATATAGTCTGCCATGAACGGGTTGATCTGTGCTGCAAGAAGTTCAAGTAGCTTATTAACGTCAATGCGTCCATTACGGTCGATCTGCATCAATGTAGCCATGTTCTTCATCTGCGTCTCAATGGTGTTTGGATCTGTCTCACGTGAGTCAAACGATACCATAATGCTGAAGTTATCATCAGCATCACCTTTGGTCATTACTTGGTTTTCTGGATTACCTGTAACTTGGAAGAACACTTCATCTTGCCCCATGCGCTGGAACAGTTTAAACGCCAACGAAAGAATATCTTTAACGTGGTCAAGGAACTTATTAACGATGAATTGCTGCCTTACAGAAGCTAATGGGTTATCCATGTCTAAGCCAACAGCCTTGTCAGCTTGGCTAATCATCTGGGCTTCGATACGCTCACTGCCAGGATCAAACTGTGGAATGGGTGCAAAGGCAACTTCTCCCATGCGGCGATACGGAATACGTCTGCCAGGCCCCCAATCTTTTGGTGGATGGCCAGCAGGATGCAGAAGCGGTGGCAATGTCGCTATGCTTGCTCGGTCGATACGGCTATCACGTTCTGTCTTAACTTGGTATTGTGGCCCACGTAGAATGTCAGCAAACGATGTAGTTTCATACATACGTTTCTGGTTGTCATTCAGCCTAGTTACAATAAAGGGATAATCATCGTAGCCGTTAAGCAATTCGTGCTTGGCATATCCTTCTGTGGTTGGATGAAAAGCGGTGCAATAAATACCTTCGCTGCCATCTTCCTCGTCAATCAAACGCTGGTAAGCATATACAACTAGGATAAGGTCGTTATCGTCACTTAGATCGTTTTGTTTGCCACGGTCACTAGCGGTATCCATTTCATTGGAATCAACGCCACGTAGGTTTTCGATTGCGTTATCAACCCATTTCCTGTCCCAGCCTTCGGTAGCTACTTTCTTTTCAAGCTCTTGGGCAGTGTAGAATGTTCTCCAGAAAACGTATGGTGCGCGTTGTGGATCGGTAACGTAGGACGGGAAGATAATCTCACCATCTGGCTCACAGCTATGCACAATCGGGCAGTCAACGGATATACGTGGGATGCTCACTTCAGCTACACCTTTAAAGCGTAGGTCTTTAATTGCTTTACGAACCCTAGAACGTTTCATGTCTGGGTAAGCATTGGCAATAAAGTCCTCAGCTTCTTGGGTATTTTCACCTAGAATAGCTTCAACAAGTGCTGGCATTTGAACTTGCAGTTCTTCAAGAGTAACCGTCTGCAAGAACGTACGCTTCTCACGCTTCCAGCCAACGTAAGATACCATGATGCCTTTCTCAAGCAAGTGGTTAGCACCTAGTTCCATCTGCCGCTTAAAGTCGGGAATGTAGCTCTTACACATCCATTTAAGGAATAGTGATGCCACAGAAGCTTTTGCTACGGAAGCATGGGATGTTGGGAACGCTTTGATGTTACTGCGGTCTAGTGCCTGTGAAAGCAAAGCAACGTAGGTATCAATACGCTCACCAATGATATTAACCTCCATGTCGGAAGCTCCCTCCCAAGGGAAAGCATTAGAACCATGTTTCCTTAGATCGTCACCCTTGCCAGGCCAGATGTTGCGGCGGTCATTATAAGCACGTTCACAAGATTCAATATACCACTCTTGGTCTAGCTTTGCTCTGTCATACACGTTTTGTAGGATCGAGATATTAGGCTCGCCATCGGTATAGACCATTGATTCTTCCACTTCCTCTTCGTAACTCATGCTAGGAACTTGTAATGGTTTTCTTCGCCGCCGTCAATCCTAGTTGCTTTCATCCATTTACCGACTAACGAGTCACGCATAGATGCCTTTGGAACTTGGATGGAACACTTATTAGAATCTCTTGTCATGCCACGCATCCAGACTGGGTTAGGACATACGCCAATGGCGTACACATCTACTGCCTCGTCAATTTGTTTCTCGATAAGTTTAGCTTTTTCTATGCTCTTTTTAATTTGTTTTTTCATAAATTTAATATCCTCCCGAACCTTGTATTGTAACCTCAAATGATCCTGCCTCTACGTGGTCAATGCCATAAATAGCAGCGTAACGCAAGGTATCCAACGGATCTTTCCATGCTTCCTTTAAGCCATGTTCTCCAGTGTATTCCGATAATGCCGATATGACGTTACCACATTCTTCGCTAACGTAGAATTTCGGACGGTTTAAACTGTCCATTGGCTTACTGGTATCCCAACTCATCTTGGAGATAAGTGCTTGCAATCCGTCCTCAATATCCAAACCAGGTGCTGGGATGCAGATAATATCGTTCTCAGCTAGATCCTCGATGATCGAACTACTACCATCTTGTGCTTGATACTTTGCAGCTCCAAGGCGTGGGTCGATAATCCTACCGTAGATTTCCTCGTCACCCTCAAGCTCATGGATAAGATCAACGTAGTCTTTCATCCCATAGCCTAGCCCTTTAGCTCCTTCGCCAGATGCCCACTTGCCATTCTTCCACTCTGCCCATTCGCCAATAGTTGTGTCTGGCCATTCACGATAAACGTAATACGTTCCGCTGCCATCAACCGCGATCCATGACATGAACCAGTTCTTACTACCAGCAGGGTCAATAATGTGATAACGAGTAATGCCTTTGGTCGGAATAGTCTCATGCGGAACTACGTTGACTTCCTTGTTAAACTTAGGGAACTTGGTAGCTTGTGACTTTACTGGAACACCATAAGCACGGATAAGTATCTTCTCGCGGCTTTCGTTTTTAAGATCGCTGGCAAGCCGTTCATAACCGCTAAATGGATTGTCCTTAGTGTGGAAATAATGGATAGAAGCATTACGCTTATTGCTCAACTGGATGTGTGGCAGTATCTCTCCATTAAGAAGCTCTGCCTCCTTGGTGGAGATAGTCTTAGCTTTATCTAAGTAATCCTTAATAACCTCAGTCCAGCCATCAATCGGGGTGAACGTTACAAGCATCTTACTGTTGCGGGTAGCAAGACGGAATCGCATCGTGTTGATTAGATCGTCACCTAGTAGATACTCATCAAGCCATGCACCAATGTTATGCCATGTAGCACTCTTAGAACCAAGCTCTGCACCTTCGATAAACGTAGGATTGTTCTGATACTGGGAGTAAGTCTTAAATAGGATCTGGCTTTTGTTTGGAAGGATCAAGCTGTTATCCGTAAAGCCGTTCTTTAGCGTGTAGCTAATGTAAGCATTGCTACTTGTTTGCTTAATTCGATACTCTGGTGGTAGCCAGTTATACACCGCACTTTGTTGCTGGCGTATGCTTACCTCGGAGCTTTGGGCAAAGCACATTATGATACTACCAGGATTCTCGATAGCAGCCTTAACAACTGAGTAACTTCCAAATGCAGTTTTCCCACTGTTGTGATGGATTGTATCCCCAATAATGTAGTTGTGATAAATAGGAACTGTAAAATCCCATACCCAATCTTCTCGGAGGTAATCAATCTTGACAACTTGGTGGTAATAGGTATCATTCGTGGATGGCGATACATAATCAAATAAATTACCCTGTGAATCAAATACGCAAGTGGATAGAGGATGGTTACACTCAGGCTTGGATTGCAGACCAACTAAAGCGAGAATTGGATTCCAGAATTTGTGCAAAACTGATTTACAAGGTTTGTAAGAAACACGGGATAAAATGCCAGCGCACAGGGCCAAGAGGCGGCGCAGGACACCCAGAATGGAAAGGCGGTCGTTTAATGAACAAAGATGGTTACATTCAGATTTGGTCGCCAGATCATCCGACAACTCACAAAACAAAGAAGTATGTTTTAGAACATCGCCTTGTAATGGAGAATCATCTTGGACGCTATTTAACTCGTTTGGAAGTTGTCCATCACATAAACGGAGTAAAGGACGATAATCGGATCGAAAATCTTCACCTGTATAGTAGTAACGCGCTGCACTTGAAAGAAACTCTGAAGGGGTGCGTTCCAAAGTGGACTCCCGAGGGTAAGGCAAGGATGGGGAGCAAATCTCGTGTCCAATAGAAAGACTTCCAATTTCTTTCCATCCGTAAGGAGTTAAGACAATGTGCGTTGATGAACAATTAAACGTATCACCATTGCTTATTGTTACTTTGTATAGTGATTGCTTAGCTTTTCTAAATGGCTTTTCCGCTAACGCTACTACCTGCTTCGTTCCATCCCAAGCATAAACGTAGGATTCCCCATTTATCTCAGATACAGCGCGGTAGCAATCTGCTACTGGGTCATAAATCTCTTGCTCTGGCGCGAGACAGCGATTTCCACCGAGGCACAGTATCTCGTTTACATTATACAGTTGTTCCCAAGCTTTGTGCCAATGATCTAGCTTAAACCCATATCGGTAAGGGTCTTTGTTGGAGTTACGGATAGCCTCTTCCCTTGCAGCGTATAGCTCAACAAGCTCACTAGCTTCCATCTCAGCAATCTCATCGTCAGACGGGATGCTTAGTATTTCGTGTGGTGTCCAGTTAAGCATCTATTCAGATATTATAACTTTTACGTATCCCGATGCTTCGCTAATTTCTACAAAATCTATGGAATGAACTGTGAATGGTAATTTTTCACCTAGGTCAAAAATCATTATTTCAAATAATGCTTGTGATTTTGCTTCATCAATTTCTGCTTTATTGGGTTCAATAAATAAATGCCAATTCCTTTTATATTCTTTTTTCATATTTGTCTTTTATTCTACTATTTCTGCATCAATAACCTTTTGTGCGCGTTTCTGCTTGGATGCTTCAATAAGAACTAATGCGTCCTCGATAGATAGTCCAGCCTTTTGTCCAACTCCAGCATCAGTAATGCCAGCAAGCGAGGATGATTTGTCCTGCATGATACCAACCGTAGTAGCCAACTTCTCTGGCGAAATGTCGTCAAGCAAGTCTGGGTTATCGTGGATACGTTCTGCCTTCATAAATAGCAGGTCAGTGTATTCCATTGCTGCCATAGCATAGCGGGTAGAGAACTCCTTACGTTTCTTCTCCAGCGTGGTGTTGTGATCCCACTCCAAACGCCTAATCGTCTCATGCGACAACCGAGTAATACGGCGAATCTCCGTGTATGGTGCGCCTTGGGATAGTAACCACAATGCTTTAACCGCAACGTCTGGCTTGGTATTCTCAATACTATTAGACGGCAAGTCCTTAGCGCGATCCTTAATGGCATCCATGAACTTAATCATAGCTGCCTTGTTGTCGATTAGTGAGTTGTCTTTACCTTCATCCATAAAGCTGGAATGTATCTATAATGCTGCCTTTAGCAAGCTATTATTTCTGTTGTGTCTCAAGAGATTTGATGGATTCCTCTTTAACAATCCTAAGAATCTCTGGGAATTGCTGTGCAAATTCTGGGTCATTTCTAGCTTGTTCAGCAGCTAATTTAATACCAGCACTTGTCGCAACAGTAGATTTAATGAGCATATCCGTATTTCTTCTATACGTTTCCTCACTAATATTTTTAGATAGCGACTTCAAAAATGGCTTTAATGTATTAGAACCGTATGCTGAAGCTAAAGTCCATTGCAAAGGATACTCTAGGGTTGAATATATCTTAAATGCTAACCCACCATTTTGACCAGGACTAGCCATGGTTCGCAATGTTTGATACAAAGGTTCTCCAGTAGGGGTAACTGCTGATAAGTTTTTAGAAGCTGAAATGAAAAGGTCTGCAAGTTCCCCACTTCCAGATATAGCATCTAGTTTTTGAACAATGTTTGGCGCGTTTGGTTTTCCTCTTGTCCAAGAACCAATATCTTTATTGAATTTATTATGATCCCACAATGGTTGTCCAAGCCTTGTTCTATTTGAAGTATCGCTATATTGTTTAAACATTACAGCCATCATATCAGTCCCGAAATCTTTTCTGATTTGTGGTGGTAATTTTTGTGCTATCTCTAAAACGTCAGTTGTTCTTGCTGTTTGCAATGATTTTAAGACAGCCTCATTATCAAGAAGATCAATATTCCCACCTTTAATTTGTTTTATATAAAGATTTTGAGCTAATTTATCTTCCTCTTTAATAGCTTGATCTCTTACTGCAATGCTTTTGAATAGTTTTCTTTTTTCAACTTCTGGCATTAATTCAGTCAACGCCATTGCATCTTTTTGAGATATATTTGCAACATCGACATTAGTTAATTTGTTAAGATCATTAATATTTTTTGTTACATAATCTGCTCTAAGACCAAAAAGAGCTTGCATTTTAGCAGGATCTGGATCTTTAAGTTTTCCTCCTACGGCCTTATTATTTGAAAATCCTAATTCTTGGAGATAAGCTTTTTGAAATGTATTTTTTAATTGTTCATACCCAGCTTCATCACCAGAATCTCTTACTCCTTTTAATACGGAATTAATTGATGCTGAATCTGCAAGTGCTGTTTGTACAATTTTCTCTGGGGACATTTGTAGCTTGCCAAATTGATCCCTAGACATTTGACCTAGTTGACCTTCACGAAACGGAACAAATTCATCTCCATATACTGACTTAACCTCATCCCATTGTTGAGTTAATCCAACTTTATCTACTTCATTCCGAAGAACTTTTTCTACTGCATCTGCGGAATCCGCTGAAATTAAATCTTTTCTTCCTGTTCCAACCATTACATCTGGAACAAGTTGACGTACTTCATCAATTAAATCTCTAGCAGCTTTAGCCCCAAATGGTTGTGAATAAGCCTCTAAATCTCTAAGCTGTAATTTAAGTTCTGTTGAAACAGTTTGCCCACTGTTTTCCATTTGAGCTATTTGCTGCCTTAAAATATTTGCTTGTTGAGCATCTGTTGGTGCATTTGAAAGCCTTAGAAGAAGATTATCTATTTTAGGATTTCTGGCAACTTTCGAATTTAAAACTACATCTTCAATAGCTTTTGCAAATCTTTCTGGTTGAATAACTAATCCTGCTTTATCTGCTGAATCTTCAAATCCAGAAAACGCTTGGTTTTTCTTTTCTGTTATAGCATTTTTTGCTTGAGTTACAATATCAGCAGTCATTTTTCCAGCTTCAATCTGGTCAATAGGATCAACTGCAATACGACTAAAAGCTCTTTCTGTTGAGTTTTTTACACTATTTTGAATCCTAACGTCTGAAGATCTAGCAATTCTTTGTAGATTCTTTAAATCAGTATCAATTTTTTGAACAACTTGTTTTGGTATTTCTCCTTTTGATTTATTAATAGTTGTATCCATGAAACCAGCAAGTGCTTGTCTTGATGATTCATTTCTTCTTCCTAGTGGAGAGTTAGGAAATTGTCCAGCAAGGCGGTTATAAAAATCAAGCCCAGATTGTCCAGACGATGCTGTAAATGGATATTCGGTATTTATACCTGCTCTATTAAGATTTGCTTGTGCAACCCTAAGATCAGTTTCAATAAGGTTCTCAACCCCTTCAGTAAGCATTTTGTTTTTAACAAATTTACTTCCTCCTAATAAAGCGTAATCTAATGCAGTTCCAACAGTAGCTCCTATTGCTGCTTGCGTTGCTATTTGACCAGGACGCATCTCAACTTCATTAGCTCCCCTATAAGCTGCTGTTTGAGCAGCTTTAGTTGTTTCATAAGCAACATTAAATGCTGGAATAGATGCTGTTCCGTATGAAGGGCCAGCAGCAGCAATGGCAGCAGTTCCTCCCGCAATTAAAGCTGGTGCTTCAGTTGTAGCTGTGGCAACAACATCCTTACCTTGAATTCCAGTAGGAAAAACTAATCTTGAAATTCCCTCTTCATCTTCAACTAAAAAGTTATTTTTCCCAGCTACTGTTAATGGAATGACTTTATTAGGATATTTCTGTTGCAATAGTTCAAGTTGAGCTACTTGATCGCCTAGTCCTTCAAGATTAATTGTTCTTCCATAACTCAATCCATCAGTTACGTTTATTTTCTTAACGTCTTTGCCTGTAAAATTTGAAATCTCTCCTGCAAGTTTTTTATTATTAATTATTGATACTGGCTGCTCATAAGATGATGGAACTCCTGGCATACCATATGATGGAACATATTGTTTGCGTGTTTCTTTATCGCTAATGCTTTCACCACTAGCAATACCCTCTAATGATTTTCTCGATATAGACTCAATCTCTTGATTTGCTTCTCTTTGAATCCTTTCGTATTCACCAATAATAGGAGCTATTTTTTCATTAGTTATCTTACTTGCCTCAACAGTAAGTCCTTTATTCATAAGTTCTAATGCTTGATTCTGAAGTTCATCAGATTTAGCTTTTAGAGTGCTTAATGAATCTTGGGTCTTTTGAGTTATTTTATTTACGATGGATTCCATTAATAAATTCCTATTAAAATTATTGGTTTAGCATTTTTTGAATCTCTGGATTTATTCCAATCTTTTCAAATATATCTATTTCTTTTATTTTTCTAGGAACAGCTTGTCCCCTATCATTAATTTTAATAGGTGGGTATAAACTTTCAACATAATCAAATGATTCTTGGTCAATATCACCCGATTTTAATTTAGCTTTTCTTTCTGATTCAGTTCCATGAATGGTATCTAAAAATCTCATTTGCACTACATAAAGACCTTCCTGTAATTTTTTAGGATCTTTAACTGAGTTAAGAGAAACAATAGAATTCTTAAGAAGTTCAATATCTGCGTTAGAAGTGTTTCCTAATGCTCCACCAGTAGGAGATGCTATTCTCATTTTATATAGAGAATCAGAAGCAATAACATTGTTAATTGTTTCAAGTGATTGGTCAAGTTGAGCAACGCTTGAGTTTGGAACGTATTTCCCTAAAGCTGCTCTCCATGCTCCTCCAGCAAATCCTTCTCCTTGAGGAACTTTAGAAATATCAGTTAAAGCATTGTTAATATTGTAAAGAATCGCATTAGCTTGACTGTTTTTATAATCTTCTAATCTTAATTTTTTTTCGTTTTCACCTTCACTTTTGCGTTTTTCACCTTCAAAATCAATTTCAGCTTTTTTAATAGCTAAACTATCAAGTTTCTGTTTTTGTTCTGCTGGTGTGCCAGGTATTGCGTATGCAGTTATATTGCCTTTTGCATCAAGACTTGGGATAAGCTTATTTTCTCCAACAGCTTGCAAAAGTTTTGCTTGTTCTGGAGTGATATTATTTGGGTTAAAATTATTAATTGGATTAGGAGCAACCGCTGAAGTAGCTCCACCCATATTTAAACCATTAGCAACACTAGCTGCTGCTTGGCTAGGTGGTGGAGTAACGGTTGCATCAGTTCTAGTGCCAAATGCAAATCCGTTATTAACATCGTTTATAACTCGTTGAGCAAAGGGGCTTTGTTGTGCTGCTACTACACTTCTGTCTACTGGAATTTGTGTATCTATTGGATAATTATAAGTTGGGAAATTACCACTTTCAACCGTTGGCGTAGCTGCTGCCATAGCTATTATTTCCTCATCCGTCATTGTACTAGCATCTCTTCCATCGTTTGGATTGCTATAATTACCACCACCACCCCAAGCAGGTAGATTTACTGGAGTAGTTGGCACTTTAGTGGGCTTACCATCAACCATGGCAACACCAGAACCAAGTATTCCAGGTTGATTTCCAGATATATCAGTAACAAAAATACGTCCGTCTGGCATTGGAACTCCTTTAACTGGAACACCAGAATTCATTAAGCTAGAAAATTCCTGCGTGGTCATAAATGTTCCTTGCGGAGCTTTATTCCCAGCCGCTGCAATTTTAGCAGCTAATTCATCTTGTTGAATTTTAAGTGCTACATCTGCTCTACGCTCTTGATTGCCAAGAAGTGACATTTGCATTGCTTCTTTAACTCCTGCTAAAGCAAGTAGTTTATCATTTGTAGAAAGATCGGCATTTGAAAGATTGTCAATTACTTCATCAGCCATACTACCTAATGCTGGAACGGCTTTCTTCATAGCAGTCGCCATTTTTATTCCACCCGCAATTTCTTTTTCATTTTCATTGCGTTTTTTAATAGTGTCACCAATTTGCTGCCCAATGTTAGCAAAAGCGTTTCCTGTAATCGCAGCAGCATTAGTAAAGCCGCTATAATCGGCTTGCATAAACCTTGGGTCAATCGTCTCGCCTAGTCTCTGTCCGCTTCCGTATGGCATATTATTTAATTAGTAAAGGTATTATATTATCTATCTTCCAGCCATAAATCCACCAGCTGCACTTCCAATACCTTGGAATATTCCAGATGCGTAAGTTGATTGTGCTTGGGCGTTTGCTCCAGCGGCAGCAACTTGGTTAGCTCTGTTCTGCATACCAAGATTAACGCCAGTATCTGGGTTGATAAGTTGTGGGGTAGCACTACCAATAGCACCCAAACCAAGTTTAAGTTGGTCTTGGCCAAGTTGATAAGACAACGGTGTATTGCCAAGGGCTTGCAGCCCAGGTGCTGTGTAGAAGTTCTGAGCCATATTAAACGCTCCAGTGCGAGCTGCGTCAGCTTCTTGTCGTTTGGCTGCCATTACTCCAGAACGCCCTAGAACCTCGCTTGCGATAGAACCTCGGCTATTTAACATACCACGGGAAGCAAATGCCTCACGTGCTGCTTGATCGCTCATACGTTGCTCTTCTGGTGTAAGTTGCCGTGCTGCTTGGGTAGCTGCGGCGGCTGCTTGGGTAGAAGCATCTACTTGTGCTTGTGCCTCTGGCGATAGTGCTTGTGCAAATCCACGGAACGCACCAGTTTGCCCCGTCATGGAAGCTAACTCAGCAGTTCTAGCGTCTGCAATGCTTTGTCCAGTTTGTTGCTGTGCTGTTCTACCAATATCGTATAGTCCTTGTTGTCCTTGCGTTCCTTGCAAAAACGTATTTACGTCTCCAAGGTTTAAGCCTAGAAACTCTGGACGGTATTGCCGTTCAGCAGATAGCACTCCAGGCAATGCTTGTTGATAGCCAGTAACATATTTATTTATGTCACCAGCAATATCCATCTTAGGTGCTTTAACCTTATCTGGCCCCGATATAAGTGATTTTAATCCGCCCATTATATTTTTGAGTATAGTTGTTTAAAATTGTATGTTCTAAAGCGAGGATCGCCTTTTATTTCTCTTTGGAAAGTTACATACGGAACATGATCTACAAGCAATTCAAGCCCATCTTTCATAGAACCGCAAAGATAAGTCATACACAAACAATTAGCTTCCTCTAAAGGAACTGCTACTTGCTCTTCACCATTCACGCACCAGTAACCCATGCAGAAAGCTACTGGAATAGATATAACAAAACCATGAACAAGATGCCACCCAAGTTGCTTATGGAAATCTCCACCAGCAAGTGCATATATGTTCTTTGCTTTATCAATCATTGTAGGTAATATATCACTCATACATGATGTTTACTTGTCCTGCATCAAAAGTATTGCTTCCACCACCAGTAAGGCGTATGCGATCTAGTGTTGCAGAAAGTGTTTTAGAACCAGCAGAAGAATTAACTATTGATGTAATTGAAACATTCGCAGAAGAAATCCATGTATTACCAGTGCATTTGCAAATTGTAATAATGCCATAACAAGTTGACGATGAAGTTTGATCTCTTGTTATAACAAATCCAGTAGTTGATGTTAAGTCGCCTCCACGGTTACTCACCTCAGAGACATATCCAGTAGTTTCTATTCCCTCAGAATCTCCTAGTTGAACATATAAACCAGCAGAGCCATTTGTACTGACCCCGTTAAGTATTACAGTAATGCGTTTAACCCATGATGGAATTGCAGTGAAATCAATTGTGGTTCCGCTGGTTGTAGCCTTTACTGTTTCAAGAACCATACGCGATGCAACAAAAGATTCAGTATAAGCTTTAATGCTTTGCTGAGTTGCTAATGAAGTAGCACTGTCGCTTACCATATCATCCTCATCAAGAATAGAAACCTCTGATACAACACCAAGCGAGCCAGAAACATTTCCTAGTGCTTTCATGTTGGCTACCCTTTGCACTTTGGCATAGGTAACTCCGTCAGTAGCTAAGGTTGAATCTGGTAATTTAGAAGTTGTAATTGCACTTGCGGCAATCTTAGCCGAAGTAATACCAAGGTCTTTAACTTGCAAGCGGCCACTTCCATTTACCTCAAGCGAAGTATTATCAGTAGTTCCACTTGCACCCGCAACAAAGGCAGCCGCATCAACAAGGTTGTTTAACTTTGTGCTTGTAACCGAATCAGCGTTGGCAAATGTTTGCCCTTTTGTAAGAATAGCCATAAATTAGTATTGGGTAATAGTTTGCCCATTGGTCTTTGTAGATTCAATAGCAATGGATGTAACTTTAGGGCGACCTATCGCAGTCGATCCTACAATTTTTCGCTTGATTGTCAATACACCATAGACTCCACGTGGGTTTCCAAGTCTAAAACTAAAGTCTGCGTTCTCGCCACCATCAAGCTGCCCAGGTAATCCAATGTTTACATCTAGCATGGTTGCAATATCGGTAACAAAACCGTTTGCACTGTCTGGATCTTCGGTTGAAAAAAGAAAGTCCACATCTGATGCGTTAAAGTCGCCAGATTGCATTTGGATCGTAGCTTTTTTAAATTTCTTCCTGCCGTAATCGTCAAAAGTATAACCCCTAGTCTGAAGTTCGTAGTCAATAGCAGCCTGTAACTCAGAACCAGTGGTGCTAATCGAGTAATTGTCTTGGGCAGTTTCGTTAGCGTCAGCTAAGTGAACACCGCCGTTTGAGTTTACAATATATAACTCGTTTCTTTCCTCGGCTTGTCCTTTAAGCAGGTTAGTAATGTTAAAATCGTTGTTACCAAAGGTATCAATACTTTCCCACGCCTTGTTTTTCATGTTGAATACAAGTATGGCGTTGTTTCCTTGGGCATCGTTAGCTCCAAGTGCGCTATCCAATGGAACAGCTAGGAAATAACGGTTATCAAAGTAGATTGCTACGGAATTCGCAGCTAGACCTTTGTTGATTCTGTCAATAAAAGGTTGAATTGCCTTACTAAGTGGCTCTTCAGTCCCACGCAAGTTGTATTGGTCAACGAAATCAAGGGCATAAACCCCATCATCACTCAAAAACATAATCATATTGCCTTTAGTTGCAATAGATTTACGTGCAACACAGCCAACTTCGCGGGTCATCTCACGCAGAACCGTATCACTTAGCGTTCCTTGCGTCCCAGTAATCATGTGAATACTGTTTCTGTTAAAAACAAGCATATTGTCCTCGTAGAATGGGTGCATTGCAACTAGGTAATCGGCTATTCCAGCCGTAACTCGGAACTGCGATGCAATAGAATCAAAGGTGCTGGAATCAAGAATGTCACTAGCACAGATTTCATCACGCAATTTCCTATCTGTATAGGTAGGTGAAACAGAAGTTCCTTCTGGCTCGTAGAAATACGGACACCACAACCTACGCTGGAAGTAAACGCCATACTTAGGAGCTGGCATATGGGTAAATCCAAGCCCTATGCTAAAGCGACTACCAAACTCAATAAATAAAGAACCCCCTCCATGGCCAAATGTAACGTTGGGAATAGGTGCTTCAAAGTAAATATCAGTAGCGGTAGCAGATGTTACGGTATATTGCTCCCCAATAAAAGCAGTCAATATAGTAACATCAGTATCAGTGATTCTTATGGTATCACCAGCTACAATAGTAGTATTACCTGCAACTTCAAATCGAACTAAACCGTTTGTAACCCCATATTTATTGCCGCCTATGTTAAAGAATTGCGGTTGGGTGTATGCACCAGCGGGGACAAGGGTAAATCCAGCAGCTACCATTAACCCAGTTGCTACGGTGTAGGTTTCATTTCCGTTTCCTGTGGCAATTACATACTGAAAGTTATCAGCATCAACAACGGTTGTTACTGTATGCGTTCCATTTGGGTCTGCTGTTGGCGGGGTTGCAGAGAAAGTAATGGCAGAAATTGTAACGCTATCGCCTACCTTTAAACCGTGATCTTTAAGGTTGATATTAACTACGCCTGTTGCACTTGTGTAACCAGATGTTAAGATGTTACGTCCTTGCGGAATATACTCAAATGCCCTAGCACCATCACGGAATAAATAAACACGATCAAATGCTTGCAGCATTTCTACGCTTGTAGAAACATTTTCACCAGTTGGATATGGCAAATCTGTTATGCTGTAATTAAAAAGGTTAATGCTCTTAGCCTCATTGTTCGTAGCTACAATAATGCTTTCATCTAAGTTAGAAGCAGGGTTACTAAACAAGCACGAACCGTAAATAGCACTTACCGCATTGTTATCTATGATGGTTGCTATCTTACCATACGTGCCATTAACCGTTAAGCTACCACTGTCTGTCCCAACATTAGCAAAGCTCAAGCTGTCAGCATCAACGTAACTCATTAAGTATGAACCCGCATCAATCCCTGTAATTGGCTGCGTAGCAACGCTTGGTGTTCCCAAGGTAATATAAGCTGGTAAGTTCAAGCTCGAAATACCATGGGCAGCAGATAGGTTAATCGTAACAACATTACTTGTCCTCGATGCCGTGCTTATAGTCTGAACAGAATCTAAAACAATAAACGGCAATGCCAATGGGTTAGCACTATTAGCTAATTGCCCACTCTTTAAATCAATGCCTTTCCTCGGCTGCCAGTAACCATCAATACGCCCATTCTTACTAAGCACAACTTGACCACCTTTTAACTGACTAGGACGCTCACGCTGGTTAATACCAACAAAGCCTGTGTCCCCATCAATCAATGGCCGATCGTCTAAACCACCAAATGAACGATAGGATGCCACGGTTTATTGGTCGTATGCAATGCAAGTGCCACTCGATACAGTAACGGCTGTGAAGTTGCCTCCAAGCCCAGTTCCCGCCAGGTGCGTAATTGATTGTAGGTCAGCAATGTTTGTAAGGTTACCAGCAAGGTTGCTAAACACGGTGTCCTCAACGATCTGAATCCACCGATAGGTCTTGCCCGTCTGTGCGCCTTCACCCGAATTAAGAACATGGCCGCCACTGCCACCTTGAAGATTAAAAGCTGTTGAACTCATAAGTAAGTTGGTTATTAACCTATCGCAACTAACTTGTCAACCATTGGCACAATCACCATTAAAATATGTCTCAATAGTCTCCTGCTGAAAACCCATCCCCAATAAAGCTGGGATAATTAAGTTCTCAATTACTTGCTCCATAGTCAAATCATCCTGCGGTATCTCAACCGTCACAGTCGGATGGGTGAAAAATGGACTGCCTAGCTGTTTATCTGTTGGCTTTATTGTTATCTTCATACTGATAGTTCTTTGTTCTCGTTAAGCTCACTTTGCAAGTCTGCCACCAAATCCTTCAACTCTTTATTCTCCTCAACTAAATCAGCATACTTAACAAGCAAAGATTTATACGGCGATAATTCACCAGGCAATACACTGCTCGGCTGAATATACTCTTGGTAAGCCTTATACCTAGCACATGATACACAGTAACCATTTGCCTTGCAGCTCTCTTCACCACAATCCACACAGCTATATTTCTTTGATTTAAATATTTTCATAATTCTTATCTATATCCAATTCCCCATACTTAGGCAAGCTATCACTGCTCCACTCACAATCTAAATTCA